TAAATCTTTACGTTTCATTAGCGAGTTTTAGTTATAAATATTACAAATTTAAATAAGATTTTATTTGTTTTATTCTATCCTCGTTAGATCCTGATATAACTCCAAAATTTCTAATATTGTTTAATTTAGATGAACATAGATATTTAATCATTTGATCTATTTGATCTCTATAATTAGCATTGGTAGTACGTACATTATTATCTTCAATAGGCACTCCAGCAGGACTTACATAAAAAATCCAATCATATTCTTCAATAAATCTAGAAGCATAATCTTCAAATCCATCTTTATGAAATACATCAATAGATTCAGCACACATAGTGAATGCCATTACATCTATAATAGTACGATCTGTAATAATATTCTCATGAAGTAATTCACTACAACGTTCAGCCAAAAATATAGTTTGACCTTTTAATGTACTATCTGTATTTAATGGAATACCTAAATCACGTAAATATTTACTACGTTCAGTAGCAAACTTATAGTCTTTAAATTTAGGTAATTCTTTTAACGCATTTACTAATGTAGTTTTGCCTACACTTACTGTTCCACAAAAACCTATTTTCATATTAATGTCTCATTTTATTTCCACTTTGTTTATAGAAAGGCAATCCTACACTTTCTTTTTTGCGTTTTTTAAAATCATCTTTAGTTAAAAGAATACCATTCAAATAGTATTCTTCTTTACCATTAGGATGAATTAAAGCAGGACCATCAGCGTTATGTAATTTATTGTCCTTAATAAAACGAATTGTACCGTCAGGTGACTTGTATTTTTTTACAGGATTCATAACTTTTATTTTTAATATATGTTAAATTTTTAAGAAAGCCAAATTTTAAATTAACTAAATAAAATCCATATAGCTGGTTGTGAAGTTGCGGTTAATGGATTCATAGTTGTAAAAGATGATGTAGACGATGGTAAAAAGGCAGCTGATCCCGCTGATGATCTCACACCCGCATAATAATTAAGTACGCTTGTATTACCAGGTGTAGTTAAACCTATAATATTTGGTATAGAACCATTTGGTATTGAGCGTACAGTCATAGTTGCACTACCACTATGTTGAAACGCGGTATAATATAGTCCTGAATTTAATGTAATAGCTCCGGTGGTTAATGAGCCGCTATATACTCGACCTGCCCCAGTAGTAACTCCTATATTACTCATAGATGTTATTAAAAAATTAGGAAGAGTCGTGTCTATATTAGAACTATATATTCCTACAGAAGCCGATGATAGAGTTGCAGGAGCACTAGTTACCTCAAAAGACATTGATGTAATTGTAGTTGGTTTAGTTATTACAAAGGGTACAATCAATGTTGTTATTCCTCCCGCTGATCCTGAAGTAACAGCAATTGTAGATAAGGTTGCTGTATCAATTGATGATACAACATGCCATCTAGATGGTCGTTTATAATTTTCTGCTCCTAATCCGTTTATAACTGAAGAAGCAGTTGATGCAAAGGAAGAACTAACTACATTTAATATATAGGATGCTGTTGTAGCCCATGAAGCAGTACCAAATAGTGAACCGGTTATGCCTGCCGTTACAAACATTGACCCGGTAAATTCATGTATTATATTACTAGATTTAAATTTATAATTTCTATCGGAATAATTAAAAAATGTATCTTGTGTAAGTTCTGCCAGTACAAAATCTGACCCATTATCATATAACCCTGATTCTCCTCCTCCTTGAGTCCCTAAATACAACCCATCTGTGCTGGGGGGATTAATTCTTAATGTTGGGCCAGCGTTAACAGAGTTAATAGATAATACTTTTGATGCTGAGTCATATATTAGACTAGGAGTTGATTGAGCATTTATATTTCCGTTAGTGTTAAATAATAATTCTCCGTCTATTCCAGGGGCCCTAACATATGATGCTGTTGATGAGAATGAAGATGATAAAGCATATGAACTACTTAAAGCATAACTTGCTGATAAAGCATTTCCTGAGAGATATGAGGCTGTTAAAGCTTGGGAAGCAGTTCCTAATAAACTACTAGTTATTCCTCCTACATTTAATTGATTAGTTGAAGGAGTATAATTAAAACTAGTATCTAAATAAGGAATCATATTCCCTAAATCATCAACTATAACAGGATAAAATTCCGCTGCTAAAGAACTACCATTTATTACATTTATTTTATCTGTAACTTGTGTATAACTAGAAGTAAGAGCATAACTAGCTGAGGTAACACTTCCTGATAAGAATGAGGCTGTTAGAGCATATGAGGCTGTCCCTAATAAACTTCCGGTAAATGAACCAGTAAATGAACCAGTATTATATGACCCAGTAAAAGCATTAAAAGAAGCAGTTGTGACTAAAGATGAAGTATCTACACTGCCTCCTCCATTTAAAGCATATGAGGCGGTTAAAGCATAAGAGGCTGTCCCTAATAAACTTCCGGTAAATGAACCAGTAAATGAACCTGTTGTTGTACCTCCACCTCCACCTCCATTCATAGCATAACTAGCTGTTAAAGCATAGCTAGCACTTGTGGCTGAAGTAGAAGTAGTAGCTATATCAGCTTGTTGAGCCTGGATGGCATCATTAACTAATATTCTCCGTATTAGTGATTTACTGACTCCACCCATTATAATTCTCTCATGTAAATTAAAAAGTCTTCTATAATAACTTGATGTTCAGGAGAAGCATTTTTAAAGGTTTCAAGTATAATTTGGTTTTGATTTTTTTTACCTTCTGTTATTAATTGTCTCATAGGTTTTAAAGCTGATTCGGCTAATAATACCTCACCAGCATCATAATCTGATAAGTCATTAAGGTATAATTCTATTACTTTATTTAGATAAGCACTCATAAATCATGTTTTTTACTTTGTTAAATAATTCATTTAGTTTACTAATTTGGGTATTTAACCATTTTAAACGTTCTCCCATTCTTCTGCCTTCCATAGGTTTTTCTATATTAGAATCAGGAATATATTTAGTTAATGGTTTCATATATTCACTACCAGTTAAAAATATAAACTTATCTTTATTTAAATTAAGACCAGCAGATTTCATTTGCTTTACTGTTTCTTCTCCCCATTTTTCTTTTTCATCCGCAGGCATTTCCTTAAGAGTTTTATCATAAGGCGCTAATTCTTTGTTTAAAGGAACTAAATGATGTTTGGCTGAGAGGATGTACATTTTATCTGGTTGGAGTGATTTACCGTATTCTAATGTTTTTTTAAACATAGGAGAAGCGGAGTAGAGCTCCTGTGCGGGAGCCCTACGATCTAATTTAGATTTAGTACAACTTAGTAGTACAATTTTGGCCATCTATATATTTTGTTATAAATATTAGACAGATATTATTTCTTTAACTAAATCAAATTTATATAAACTATTTATATGTATTTTCATACATCGACTAAATATTTGCCTATACTCAGGACATTTTTCTAAAATAAGTTTTACCATATCAAAATGTTCTCCTCTATAACTCCATTTAAAATATGATCGATCTTTATTTAAATTTTTATGAACAGCATGATAATTTTTATTATCTGATTTATTCATTAATGTAGAAAATATACTAGTTAAAAATAAAATATACGGTCTAGATTGATCGTATTCACAATTTGCTATAATTTCTCGAGCTAATTTATGGTTTCCTTTGTCACTACTATTTAACATACTGTATAAATTCTCATAAATTTCTAAATCAACAACAGTATCTTTATTAATTTCTTTATCTATAGATGAGTCAAGTACAACATTTACATTATATTTTTCTATATTATCAAATAACTCCATTAAAAAATCTAATCCATCACATATACTTTTCATACCGTGACGATTCATAACAGGAAAACCTTCAATTTTAGGATAATTTTTAAATTGTTCAAATTCATGGTAATGAGTGATAGGTAAATCTTCATCTATATAGAAAAATAATGTATCTTGAAATTTATTATTTCTTTCATAAGAATAATTATCTTTTCCAATATATTTATTTTTACTATCAAGAATTTCTTTAGCGGGAATAAGAATATATTTTTTATTTTTTTCTGTTTCAGAAAAATTTAAAATATCTTTATCAATAATAATAGTATCTATTTTATCCCATTTTCTAGCTTTCTTAATATTCAATTTATTTTCTTGAATATAATTTTTTAATTTATACGCTGGGTAATTTGATAATGGAGATGAATAAATTACTGAGTTGTCTTGGATTTTATTGTCTTTATTTTTCTCGCATAATTCTTTATACTTATTGACAATTTCTTTATTTAAAAAACCCGCAGTTTTCGCCCAGTTAAAACTGTATCTAGTAGATCCCCAACCACTATGTGATATTTCTATATACATAATTATTTAGTTAAAAATTTAAGAAGTGTTTTATTTAACATTAATGATTTAAATGCTGCTGAATTACCATTATAAATTGATTTAACCATACTATATTTTAAATCTACAGCAAATAAATCTTCATTCATTAGGAATGCTAAACGATCAATCATTTCTTTACTAATCTTAGTAGTTTTAGCATAAAATAAACTATAATTAATAAGACGAGTTGATAAAATTGATGCTAAATCAGCTCTATATTTATCACCTTTACCAATAATACCTTTAAGTGTATTTAAAACATATTCTTCACTTTCATGGAATAAGATATCTTCAGGTGAAATCATCTTATCCAATTTATTATTAATAAACATTGTAAATAATGTTGTGAACTCAGGACCAACTGATCCTTCTCCAATCATTTGTATTAAACCTAAATTAGAGTCAAATGATTTAATTGATGAAATTGAATTAAAAAACGTTGTAATACTTCTTGAGTTAGTATTTGTTGATACTAGTTCTGGGTGTTTTAATAAGAAGTTAATACATCGACCATCAATTTGATTCTCTTCAGCCCACACACTCCAACATTTAATATCAAATTTTAAATCAACAGTAATAAATCGAGTACGTTGAGCATTATCTATACTATTAACCAAATATTCTCCATTATCAGGATTACTTGTTAATATAATATGCCAATCTTTAGGTAATTTCCAACTAATATATTCTTGACGATCAATTAGCTCCATTACAGCTTGTATAAACCTAATGTCAGCACGATTCCAATCATCTAATAATAATACTCCACCTTGATCCTTACCTGATATCCATTCAGGTGGACAATAACTCATTTGATTACGACCTGTAGTCATCCATCCTTTTTTATGATAATCTTCTACAGCATGTTCATCAATCCAATTTTTTTCTGTTTTGTTTTCCATTTCAAATTGACGGATTGGAAAACCAACTAAATCACCTAATTCTTCAATTTGAGCGAGATTCAATTTAACAAAATTAAATCCTAATTCATCTTTTAATTGAACAATAGATGATGTTTTACCAATACCTGAGTCACCTACAATTTCAACCGCTACTGGTGGTTTATTATTATCTTGTAGATAGCGATTGTTGTTAATAATGTGACGTAAGAAATCTTTTGCTTCATTAATATTTAATGAAACACGTTGTGTTGTTGATTTTGATGTTGTTTTTGCTTTAGCCATAACTTTTATTTTTATTTAGAGTAAATATATGTTTAAGGATCCTGGAGCCCTAACTATTGAATTTTTATAATATTTCCCCAATCTAAGTCTTTAACAGATTCTACAGTTGCACCATTTGATGATAATACCATTAACATAGGTTTAAAAGTATTAACTGATTTTTCAGGAATATATCCGTCTGTTAATACAATTAAACTATTATATTGTCTGTGTTCATTAAAATATTTAACAAATGGATTCATATCTGTACCTCCTCTACCAGTTACAGTTTCAGGTACTCTACCATCATATTCATATACATTATGTACATCAGCATCACCTTCTGCTATAGTGATGTTAATACCTGTTTTGTACATATGATTAATTTCATTAAAAAACTCTAATATATCTTTATCACTAACTGAGCCTGATGTATCAATTCCTACTAATACATGTTTTTTAGGTTTAATTTTTAATGCTGGGTTAGATGGAAATCGTTTATTATATTTACGTCTTGTTTTTTTAGTGTATATTTTACTTGATGAGCCAAAAAATCGCCTAAAATATCCTTTCCAATCATATGAAGGCTGTTTAACTTCAAGTAAATCATCAATATACGATTTAAGTTCAGAAGGTACAAAACCCATATCTTTAGATGATTCTAAAACTTGTTTTATTTGATGTCTTAATTGTGCTTCAGCTAATTTTTTATCAGCTTCAGATAAATCATCAAATTCTTTCCATGTTGGGTGTAATCCTTGACCATCACTTCTTAAACTATCCATTAATTCACATAATCCAGGACTTGTACCTTCATCAAGTGATTTTTGTAATAGTCTGTAATATTCTCTAGCACCCGCTTTTAATGGTAATTTAAGTTCTGGGAATGAACTTGGTAATAAAATATCAGGTGTTGGATAATAATCAGGTGTTAGATATTGATTAATTTCAATGTCCATAGCAACATTTGCTAATTCATGATCTGGGAAATCATCCTTAAATGTTAAGTGACCAAAACATATATGGAGTAATTCATGTTTAAATAATCCAATTTTTTTCTTATCAGTATTTAAACTGTTCCAAAATTCTTCATTAACTGCTAATTGATAATTAACTCCATTTTTACATACTCCAGCAGTTGGAACATCTTTTCTAATCACTTTATTTAGTGTTGATAAAAACACACCATAAAATGGCTCACTAAACATTAATTGTTTTCCAATTTTGGAAAGATCATCGTGTATCATAACTTTTATTTTTATTAAATATATAAAAAAAGGCTCGGTAACCCGAGCCTCTTATTTATTTGATTTTTTGTAATCTTCGATATGCTTCATGAAGTGGTTCTTCACTTAATGCTCTATTTACTCTTCGAGTTAAAGCATCTTCATCACTTGATGGTCTACCTCTTTTACCTGTAGTTGCTGGTTTTACTTTTTTAGGTATAGCAGTTTCAGCTTTATCAGCTATAACACCACTAGCTATAAGTTCTTTAACTTGAGGACCAAATCTAGTATTTTTCATACCTAAAATTTGTGATAAACCTTTGATAAATTCTCCAGTTTGAGGATCTTTATATCCTAATCTAGTCATATCATAATTAGTAGCTCCTTCAATAGCTTTAATTATTTTAACTACATAGTTATCTTCTGGGTATAATCTTTTAATTTTAGCTGCTTTTTCAGGATCTACTATAACTAATCCTTTACCAAGACGATCTTCAGATATAGTTATTTCTTCTCTAACAATACTTCTAATTATTTGAGCTAGTTTATTTGCCATTTAAGTAATATTTTGTTATAAATATGGTTAAATTTTAGGAAAGTGATTTATATTTCCAAATATAACCATAAGCTGTTTTTTGGCGCCCCGAAGCACAATCTGCTATACTATTTCCACTTTTATTTAAAGTATTTCCTGCTTCAGTTGCACTTGGAAATTCATCAACTTTTATATTATCTAAAGTATATTGTTCTATTATTTTCTTATTTGGGTTGGGATAATTTTTAGGTATTCCTCTGAGAGCATCTCCTATTTTTTTGTACCATGTTATATTTCTACCTTTATTAGCTTTACTAATATTTTGTTTCCATTCTTCACTTCTAGGCCCTAATCCTTTACCTTTTCTATTTTCACTTTGACGTTGTTTTACTTCATCAGTATATGCCCAAGAACTTCCACCTTCAGAATACTCAGTTTGATTAATTATTTTATATCCTAATTTTTTATATTCTTCAATAAGAATATGTTCGTATAAATATGCTTGTTGTTCATCATCGAAATATTTAATAATTTCCCAAAAACATTCAACTTTAGAAGTGATGTTTTTCCATCCTTTATTTGATTTTTTATGGCTTGCTCTATTTCCAGATCCTTTTCCTACATAAAACGGTTCATCTGTATCTTTTCTAATCCAATGGTATATATAATATTTCATGATTATAAATATAACCAGAAGTTAAATACTTACACTTTTCTTAAAATGCTTTCAGCAATGTATATACCTTGACTACCTGCTACTGTTATCCCTCTTGCTGATAATGCGTCTCCTGCAAAATAAACATTATTATATGTTGTAAGACTTAAATCATCATAATTAACAAGAGGTTCTGCAGAGACATATTTTACCTCGGGTATATAGATTCCATAGTCATCACCAAATTCAAATACTTCGTTCATTTGGTCTATAAAATTAAGAATATATTCAGCATATTCACCCATTGCTGCTTTAAAGGTATCTTCAAAAACATCTTCGTAAGGTATTTGGTGAGAATTTACTAATTGTCCTTCAGAAGTTATTGATGGTTTTCTTGAAGGCGAATAATATATCCCCGTTGTCTTAGTGGGTTCATCTAAATCTAATTTCATTTGTAAATTTTTAACTACTTCTCTTGACCATTCAAACGGATTTTCAATGCCTTTAATTTCCATTAAAATACCAAAATTAGTCATATCATTTCTAAATTCTTCACCTTTCTTTGCGTGCCCATTGTAGCTTATGTCTCCATAAGTTTCTTCTACAGCAACATAAGCTGCATTATTATTTGTACAAAATGATCTTAAAGATACTTTATCATTTGGTTTTTGATATAATTTAAAATCGTATGATATATCAATTAATTTTTGGAAGTATTTTTGTGGTGCTTCAAAACGAACACCTATTTGTACTGATTTAGGTTCAGTTTCTAATTTATAATCATCTGCTAGTTGTTTACCAAAATCAATACCTGATTTGCCTACAGCGAATATGAGTTCATTATATTCAAAGTCATAGTGATTACCAAATCCTTCTACTACCTCCCTATCAAATTGAGATTTTACTAAATTATTATTGAAATCGATTTCTTTAACTTCACAATTCCAATAAAACTTTACACCTTTATCAACTAAATATTGATACCATGTTTTAGCAATCTCATGTAAATAGTTTGAACCAATATGCCATACAGGAAATAAACGTAAACCAAAATATGGTTTAATGAATTCAGGTTCTTCTTGTGGATCAGAGCAAAATATTTCTTCTGGTTTAGGGTGAAAACGTCTGAAATTAGAGATAACTTGATCCATTAATTCCATTGCTTTATCCTCACCACAATATTTGCTTAATACTCCTCCAATTGCAGTATGGTAAGTCAGTTTACCATCACTCCAACCTCCAGCACCTAACATACCTGTCATTACTTCTTCAGGTAAACGATTGTGTGGATCATTTCCTTTATCTATAATGGTGATAAGTTCTCCTGGGTATCCATTATCAACTAATTTAGTAGCTGCATTAATTCCTGCTACTCCTGCGCCTATGATTACTATTTTTTTCATATTATTAATATAAGATTTTTTATTTTGTTAGCCAAATAAAAAGTGGCACCTTTTAAGGGTGCCACAGCTACCATATTTTTATCTCTATTTAGAGCGACCGGCTATGAATCGGTCTATAAATTTATTTTAATTTTGTTGAGGCTACAATGCGGAAATAAATAGCACCTCCAGCACCAGCAATTGTTAAAATATCTGCTAATACAGCATCAACATCAAAACCTACTAATTTAGTGATAATAGGAGCAAGCACTACTAATGCTGCCCAAATTGTTTTTGATTGGATCCAAGATTTTACGTCTGTCATATTTTTAATTTTTTAATGTTTATTATAAATATGTAGAAATCCATAAAGGTGTATTATTTAGTTTTTTCCAATCTAGTTTTTTAATACCTATTTTATCTTTAATATAAAAGTTTTTATATGCTTCGATTGTATCTGCTTTTTTATAAATATCAGGCATACATTGTGGTGGAGGAGTAAAACCATTATCTGGAATGTTGGGTTCATTTATTTTGCACCATTCTAATACATCTTGTGTTTTATGATGTTTACCATAACGTTTAGTGAATTCGTTACAAATTTCAAGACCATGTGCTATAAGCCATCTATAATGTTGTATAGATTCTCTAACCCATTTTGTTGATGGATGATTGAGGTGTGCTCGTTTGTATGGTGCTTCACCACCAATAGCCCAGTGTGCTGTGCAACACATTTGTGCACTTTCAATTTGCATTTTGCGAATGTGATCGTCTGCTAATTCACGCGCAGCGATAATCGGATCTTCATTAATATAAAATATATTCATAACCTTTGTTTTATTTAAATATAAAAAAGGCCTCCTAGGAGGCCTAACTTTATAAAAATTTTAAAAGAAAATTATTTTTTCTTAGTAGCTAATTTAGTAGCAGTAGCATACATTTTAGCTTTTTCTTCTTTTGATTTACCGAAGCTTTTAGATTTTTTCATGCTTTTCACAATATCTTCTTTCTTCTCTTTTTGAGCAGCTGTCATTTTCTTTTTAGCTTCTTCTAACTTAGCAATATACTCAGTTTCTGAGATGATGCCTGCTCTTTTTTGCATATGAAGTATTTCATATACATCCATTGATTCTTCCATTTTTGGTCCTATATAATTATCACCTGAGTCATATTGTCCATTTGGATCGGGTTTACCCTTTTCATCGTATCTTTCTTCTTCTTCGTTTTCAGATTCATCAATTGAAACTTCATCAATTATTTCTTCTTCAACTTTATCATCTTTCATTTCTTCCATTTTAGGAGCATTTTTAGCGTCCATTTTTTCAAGCATCCTGCCATACTTATCCAATGATTTCTCAAGCATTTTAATTTCAGATGTCATTTCTTTCATCTTACCTTTATCCATCATATCATGGTAAGCTTCATCTAAACCTTCCATGTTAAGTTTTTTCTTGCGAAGATCAATAGCTTCTTGAGTTTTAGCCATTTTAGCTTCTAAAGCGGCTCTATTACCTGCTTCATCAATTTCACGAATATATTCTTGAATTGATTCTCTAATAAGTTGTCTAAGTTGAGCGGTTTGGTTCATTATAAAATATTTTTATTATAAATATGTATGTTTTAATTAAGATTTATGAATTTTTAATTTTAGATTACCTGTACCTTTAATTAATCTATGATACATATGTTTAGGTATAGAAATTGATTCATTCATTGAAGTTGGTAACTGGTTATCTAATTGGATTTTCCAATCGGTCTCTCCTATAATTTCAATAATACGATTTTCATTATCACGGTGCCACATTAATTCAATTGGATCTATATTTTCGTTAAATTCACGAATAATATATTTGTCTGTGATTTCTAAATCTTTATATGGTTTTTTATCTTCATCTAAATCTTCTAAACCAGTATCATCTTTAGTAAGATCTTTAGCAATTTGTTTCATCTCACCTATAGCCCAATTACGTTGAGTAGATGTTAATTTATTATTAACTAAATTTTCAATAAAACTAATAAATTCACTTTCACTTAATTTATATACTTCAGCAAAGAACAATTCTCTAACACGAGCGTCATCTATATTACTATCAAGATATAAATCATTTAAACCATCATAAATAAATTTACCATATTGAAAATCGCGAGGTTCATTAGATACTTTATCAACTGCTCCTATAATAGCTTTATTTTGTTCTTTATCTCCGCTGAAACCTTGTATACCAACAATTTCATATAAACCTTTTACAATTTCATGAACTAACATTGGGAAACAGATTGCTCTAGCTTTAATAACAAAACGATCTTCTTCTTCATCATAAACCATCTCACTTTCTCCACCAGGCATATTTCTATTTTGAGCTATCATAGCTAATAACATAGCTATAGCATTTTCATCATCATATATACCAAAAGATAATTTTAATATTTCTCCATATTTATCCACTAAAGTATCATCTAAAAGATCTAGATACTCTCTAAATAAATAAAAAGCAAAAGCTCCACGGATAGAAGCTCCTTGAGTAATACCATTTATAATGCGACGTTTAGCTTTCATTAAATCTGGGTTACCTTCACCAAAATCAGGAGTATTTACTTCTTCCTCATTAGGTTCAGGAGCCACATTTAAATTACCCATACTAACTATTTTAGCATCTATTTTAATATTAGCATAGTCAATAATAGGATAAGCTTGAGTAACCATATCAGCTGCCATACCTTCTAAAGCGTCACGGTGACCATCTTCAGCAGCCACAATTTCACTTACTAACTGTGATGAGCGAGATATAGTTTGCATTAATGACTTGTTACCAAGCATTTGTTTTAAAGATTCACCTGACTTGCCTTTTAAAGAGGCCATAGTCTCAGGTTTAAATATCTTTTCGTATTCTATTTCAAGTAAACGTTTCATTATTTTTTTAATTTTAAAAAGCGTTGAGCTATTTTATTTGCTAATTCTTTTTCAGCTTCTGAAAGATTTTCATTTTTAGGTGTTGGTTTTACACCAGGAGCTGGTTTATCAAATCCTCTACGTTTTGGTTTTGTACCAGGTTTAGTAGTTGGGGGTGCTTCAATTGTTTCTTTTTCTTTAGCAGGTGCATTTTCTGCTAATATTGAAGCTAATTCTTCTTGAATTATACGTCTTAAATCGCTTACTTTCATTTTTTCTTATTTTTTAGATTTAGTAAAAATTTTCTCATTTGTTGAGCTTCTTCAGGCATAGCTACTGAATGGAATCTTACTAATGTTTTTAATTCTTCAGTTATATTATTTTGTTGTAAAGAAGCTGCTAATTGACTCACTCTAGGTACTCTATAAGAGGCATTTGATGTCACAATATAGTGTTTAGCATCAGGTTGCATAGTAACAAATCCAATCACTCGCCCACTAGGCATTCGCATTATGTAAAATCTGCTTTGACCTGCATTTATCACACCTGTTACTCTACCAATGGCATCTAAAGAAGCATTTCTTCTAGTATATGGAACAACAGTTCCCGCTGATATTCTTGTTCTTATATTTGCAGGTAAAGTATTGAATCCTGTTGTTAGTCCAGCATTTTCAATAGCTGTTGTTACACCGGCATTTGCTTCTCCACCTGCTGCTGGTGCAGGTGCTGCTGGCGCTGCTGCTCTAGCTCCTGCAGGTCTGCCTCTTCCACCTGCAGCCGTGGGTACCGCTGTTGGAGCTGCTGTTGGGGCTGCTTGACCTAAAGCTCTAGCAACTTCATTTGGTTTAATACTAGTTCTAATTAAACGACCTGTTCTATCAGATATAACTTGACTATTTCTTGGATCTTGAGTGTTTATAAGAACATGTTTACCATCAATTACTGCTGGTCTAATTCTACTATTATCAATCATAGGAGGATTAGCTGCTATAATTGCTTTTTTCCAGTCACTTCTCCAACTAGTATTTAATAATGATAATAATTCTTCACTAGTATAACCTCTATTTTGGTTTCTTAAATAATCAAAATATATTCTCCAATTATTATCATTAAATTCATTATTATATGTACTTCTTTTTTTCCAATTATCTCCACTTCCATATAATCTATCAAAATCAAAACCACTTGATGGAGATATAGACATAGCAAATATTTGATTATCTCCTGGGTTTACTAATATTACATATCCGCCTCTTGTTCTATTAGCGTATGGTGTACTGTTTAATATCTTATAAAAAGCTTCTTTATCTATTTGACTAGGAAGTTCTGGTGTATTAGAAAATACTAAATTAACAGCGTTTTCTTGGAAACCATTATTTTCATTTTCATTTGCTAAAGCATTTTGTACTTCTTCACTATCAAAAGGAACAGATGATATTTTACCATCTTCTAACTTATATGAAGTAAATGAATTTGAATCTAATATTAATTTACCTGTATCAGTATCCTTAACTATAATAGCTGAGTTAGGATCTTCTTGTGCTTGAGTTAATACAGTATTAATGAATTCTTTACTAATAACTTCATTTGATGCTAATTTTAAGAGATTATTAAATGGTATTTTATCAAGATCAGGATATTCAGTTAAATATTTAGATGTACGAGCATTTAATTTAATATCTGGATAGTCATCTTCAGCAGTATAAACACCTGCTTTAACATCATCTCCAAATGTTAATTTTACTATAGCGTTACCATCTTTAGTGGTATATAATCTTTCATTAGATTTTATATCCCATTTATTTAAAGCTACTAATAATTTTTTAACAGGAAAAGGAATATTTTCTTTAGATAATTCTTCTAATTTAATACTATCACGTAAATTAGCAGTTATAGATTTTCTATCATTATTTGAGAATTTATCTAAATGTTTTAATAAAAGTATTGAACTTAATACTCCAGGAGTAACAGCTATAAATGTAGCTAACTGTGGATATTGAGGTAAATATTGAGATACAAATTCATCATTATTAATATCTGAGAATAATGTTTTTTGACCTTTTCTAGCTACTAAATATTGTTTTTTAACTGGGAAAGGTAAATCTACCCATCTACGAATAGATAATTCTCCTCCAGATTTACCATATACTTGGGTTGCTTTTTCAGTAGATGATAAAGGAATATACTTAAGTACATTTTTAATATTAGATACTTCTCTTAACCAAGGTATTTCACTCATTAAAGAGCTAAAATTCATTGGTTGAGATTCATGAGGACTATTTTGTCTATTAGTATAAACATACTTTTTATTATCATCTGGAGTATCTCTAACTTGAATAGCAACAAAACTTAATTTATCACTATCTGATAAAGCACTATTTTTAGCTAAATAGAAAGTAGGATATGATCTATCTTGACTATATCTATAATTACTAAATGAACCTCTAGTTATACACCAACGTTCACCTCTACCATAATGTACACAATTATCTTCTTTACTACCATTCCATATAGTAATATTTTCATCATCATATACTACATCTGGTGTTGTATCTTCTCTATCATCATCTGCTCCTTCAGAAGAAGAAATTAACTTAATAAGTTTAGATAATGAGTATTTACGTAGATCTTTTTCTTGTATTTTAGGTGAATTCTTTAATTGATCAAAACGTTGAATATATGATTCTAATTTAGCGTCATCTATATCAATATTTAAGTCATCAGCTTCTTCCTTAAATTTGTCCATTAACTTTTTTATTTCTCCTGATGAGTATTCATTAAGAGGAAATAAGTTATTTGCAATATGGACTATAAATAAGTATATATTCTTCACAGGCAAGATATTTCGTTATAAATATATTTATTATTTAGATAAAATTAGATTTTTATATAGTTTTGTTAATATCATAATAGTATGAATCAGTATCTTCTGTTATCCATTTATCTGCTACTGATTCTACAGATGGTAAATATTTATCTACTTTTATATCTTTTACATTTAATGGAAAGTCTGTTGTAACCCAGTTTGAATCTCTCCAATATATTCTATTATTAGGCATACATAAAAGATAACCATCATCAGCCATTAATATATGACCTGCTTTATAATCAGTAGGTTCATCTGAATATGGATTATTAAACCAATCAATAGTAAACATATAAGTTGCCCAAATTTTAGTTTTATCCCTTAAAGCAACTTGACATCTTTTTTCTAATAAAAAAGAATATTTTGTAATAGTAACATTTTCACTAAAACAATCCCATAGTTGTTTATAATAAAAAGGAATATCTTTAATTGGTTCTTTTAAAAAAAGTTCTGAGATAGGTACTCTACTTCTCACCATCCCAAAATCTGTCATAACATGAAAAGTTAATATTTTACCTGTAATAGATTGAATACCAAAAGCATAAGCGTTATCAAAAATATTGCTATCTTTAAAATTATGAGTATAATGAGAACGTCTTATTAAACATTTAAAATAAGGAATATTTTCATTTAGCATGTTATTTTTTATTTTGTATTAATAACTCACCTAAAACTTCTAAACGACCAACTTCTCTTTGAAACTCAATTTGAGTCATATTCAAAGATATTTTTTTATAAGTTTCTTCGTATTCTTTTTTAGCTTTATCTAAATCTAATTTACCCTCAGATGCTTTTTTATAATAAGGTAATTTAACTTTAAAATGATGCCAAGTTAAAAGTGCTAAACCACCTTTTTTTTCAGCGTTTTCTGATATTTTAGAAGCGCCTTTACCTCTAATATTAGCAAAATCTTCAAATGTTTCTTTTGCTTCTTTTAATAATTCAAGTAATTTAATCATTTGTTTTAGTGATAGGGGTATATCCAGAACCATATGGTGCTGCTTTACCTGATTGAGGATTTAAGGTTTCTTTTAATTTATTTAAACGTTCAGTTTTCTTTTTAGATGCTTCTTTACGTTTAGTAATATAATTTAAAGCTTGTTTTAATCTTGATTTAACTTCAGGATCTTTGGCTTTATTATAAGCAGCTCTAACTCGTTGATGAATTAAATTAATAATTTGAGATTGACGAACATGTGGTTTTGATTTAAAAGATGTTTTAGATAATGTATCTCTTATATCTTGAACTGTTCTAAATTTTATACGTACTGTATCTGTTGGATCTTCATCAGTGTATAATCTACGACCTGATCCTTTAGGTTTTTTTCCAGTACCTACTTTAGGATCACTTTCTAACAATATTTCATTTAATATGTCTGATAGTTTGATCATTTTGTTTTACCCCATTTTTTACCTTTACCTGGTTGCCCACATTGTGCTGGTGTAGGACGACATGAAGGATATTTAGCTCGTTTTTCGCCTTTTTTACGACCACAAGCTTTACATTTTTTTCTACCTGTTTTTTTATCTTTACGACAAGTATTACAGTCAACCCATCCACCTTCTTTACCAGAAGTGCCTTGACGTTTAAACCATTTATAAAGTGACTCGTCTTCTTGAATAATTCCTTTAATTATTTCTCTTAATTCTTCTTCTTTTATGCCCTTCCAAATCTTGCCTTGACGACATCTAACAACCGCTCCAGATTTATATGCTGATGGTTTATCAAATTTACGATCAGCAATACGTAGACATCTATCACGTTTTGCTTTTTCTTCTAGAATTAATTGTATAATTATATCTTTTAAATTCATAGTGATTTAAGCATTTCAATCATCTTAGGATGAGGATAGATATCTATTTTATCATATCTAACAGAACAATGAGTGTATACTCCTGGAGTACCGTTTAAAGCTCTAGGTGTAACACCCCAAATGTCTTCATTATATGTTAATGGAATGTTCCATTTTTGTTTCCAAAGTAATAATAATTCTTTTACTGACTGGATTTGAGCGTCTGTATAATTATGAAAATATTTAAATCCTCTAAATGGAGTATCTAATTCAATAATTTCTTCTTCAGGTACAACAGTATTAGCCCAATTGTAAAATTTAGTATTTTTACGAACTAATTGACCCCAATTACAAATTTCAATACCGACTGATATTTTATCTAAAGATTTATATGGTAAATCAAATTTATGAAATGTTGATTCTTTTAAACCTAAATGATAAGCCCAATATTTTGAAGAATAACCTTGAACTATTTGTCCATCAATATGTGTGTTTCCTTTTTTAGGTTTTCCACCTATAACAATACAAGTAGCAATTCTTTCCTTATTTGATTCCCAATCTTTATAAGTTCCAAAGGGATTTGAATTACCTGCTGTATGATGTAGATAAATTTGAACTTTTTGAGTCTCAGTAGGAATATACTGAGTTTGAGGAAAGTTATATTGAGTAATAGTCATTAGATACCTATATTAATTAATTGAGGATCCTTCACAACAAACTTAACTACTCCTCTTATTTTATTTATATTACTTATTATTTGATTAATAGTATTAATATCAAATTGACCAAATTTAGTATATGGATATGGATCAACTTTAATTACTACTCTATCATATTTGTAACCTGGTTTAGGTACATTAGGTGTATACTCCTCAGTATCTATAGTTGTTACACCTGTTATAGAACGAATGTCTGAGAGTATTTGAGTTTGGGTTTTCTTTTTAAGATTAGTAACTAATAATCCTTCAATTTTATATAATTTTGAAGCAGAATCCTCACGCAATGTTTTACGTATTTCTTCTTTAATATATTTTTTAAATTCTGATTTAGTTATCATATTACCAATATCCTGAGAATGTTGTGGTAAAACCTAATGCTTTAGCATATCTTGGAAGTCTACAACTCCAGTACGATGCTTTAGTTTTATCTTTTTTGTTTGCACAATCATGTCGTTTAGCAAATGCTTGACGTGCTTTTGGATTATTTAATTTAGCACGTAATCCTCCACCTGCCATACCAAATGATACTTTTTTAATACGTTTTGATTTTGGGTCACGAACATACACATAGAATTTCTTAGATCCACCACGTTTTGGTTTATTTAAAGCTGGTGTTTTCTTTTTATCTGCTTCATTTAGTCCAACAAAATATTTTGGGTATTTAGCTACTATATTATTAATAGCATCTCTATCCATTCTAGTAATAGCATCTAAAAGATCATCATGTAAATTCATGAAAAATGCTTTAGATTTTTCATCTTGAGATCTTTCATATCTCATTTTAAGATCTTTTAATTTATCTAAATAAGGTAAAAACAAAATACTATTTGTATATTCAGCATCTTCTTTACTACCTAATGTACTATCACTATCATCTCTCATTAATAAATCTAAAGGTACTTTCACACCTTCATATATACCAAATTTACCTAAATCTGTATCTCTAATAAAAGCTTTATCAATATCATTTAAAAAGATAGCCTTTTGCTCATATAATGTACGTGCTTCAGCCCATAAATTTATAAATGCTTCTGAGCCATATCTAAAAGCGTTCTCAGTAAGTGGTAATTTATTATCAACATGATGTTTCATGTTTTCAGTCATAATAATCTTAGTATCTAAATTTTCATTAAGTACTGGGCCCTTATTACCTACATTTTCACATGAATGGCAACCACAATTACATTTATCTTTTTTAGGAGGAGTAGCTAAAACTTCGCGTATAAGTCGTTGGATTTTGTTCATGGTTATAAATACATTATTTTGGCTCAATGTAAATTACAAATCTACATCTAATTTTATTATCTTTTCCTATAAAGAAAGATTTACTATCTTCTGAGGTTTTACCTGTTAATATAGAACTCATAATAAATTTTTTAAGATCTAAAGTTTCTAATCCTTTTTTTATTTGATTAACAAGTATATCTGATCCACCTTTAGCTTCCATTTCATCAACTATTTCATCACCTAAAGCTAATTTATATAACATAGCACTAGCTACTATTCTAACTTGAATATCATTAGAGGATGTGTTTGATACAAAAGCATAAAATTTATTAGGATTTTTAGTATAGAAACTAGTTTGAAGTTGTGTGTTAATCTTATTTCCAGCACTTGATTTTACTTCAACTATTTTATCTCCAATACTAATGTCTTCACCTTTACCACTAATTTCTTTTGATTCTACTCCTTTAGAAATAGAATAATTTTTTAAAGCATTTTCTATAACTCTTCCTGTATTGGATAAATTTTCATCAATATATTGTTTCCAATCTTTTATAGTATTAACATAGTTTGGAAATACTGTTTTAATATCTCCTAAATCATATTGTTCATATGTTAATTTAGCTAATTCAGTAAAAGATTCAATTTTAGTAATTTTTTTATCTTTATCCAAAGCGTCTTTAGTAAGTGGTTCTAATTCAGTTTCAGTTTCAACTTCTTCTAAATTAACATCTAAATTTTCTAATAAATCAGCTAAAAGATTAATATCCTGCTCATCATTTAAGTCAGGATATCCTTTTGGAAATTTATACGCATATTTTTTAAAAAATAAATCTAGTGAATCCATTATACAGTAGGGGGTGTTTCTTCAGAGGGTTCTTCAATTGGTTCTTCATCAGCTGGTGCTGATTCTGGAGCTGGAGCCTCAGCTGGTGCTTTTTCTTTTTCAGGAGTTGGTTTAGCTCCATATGATAAAATTCTAGCTATTGCTTCTATACAATTTTGCTCTTCACTTAAATTTAATAAATAATATTTTTTACCTTCAACTTTAGCGATCCAAGTTCTATCAGTGTATATAAGATAAAATACTTGATCATTACCTAATATAATACGAAATGTAGTAGGACGTGGTGCTACCCATTCAATATCTTTTAAAAATAACTCATATTGATCAGTTAATATTTTAATAATAGTATCTTTAAGAGTAGGAAATTTAACTAGTACTGGAAATCTTTCATTATCTAATGAAACAACAGAAGGACTATCTAAGTCTACATCGGTTGATTTACTAACACCTGAGTAAACTTTTTTTACTAAATCTTTAATTTTATTTTTTAATTCGTCTTTAGTCATTTGATATAGATACTATATTGTTATAATCACTCATAGTAAGAGTTTTACCTCCTTTAGATAACTTAATAATATTTTCTGCTACTTTATGTAAATCCATATCAGTTTGAGCATCTTCTTTAGCGTATTCTAATAAACGAATTAATAAGGGGATATCTAAAGTAGTAGTATCAATTGGATTTTCAGGACCCATTAAGACCTTTTTAACCATTTCTTTGATTCGTTGTTTATCATTTTTCATAGCTGCGGATTTGGCTCTATTAAATGCTGCTCCTGTCATTGCTTGTTCAGTATTATGCTCATATTTTTTAACCCAAGATCTTTTATTAGCCTTATATTGGTTGTAAAATTGTTTTTGTAATGCTAATATGCGTGGAGTAGATTTCATTATTCAGCTGTTTGTTGTCCTACTACTTGTGTTCTAACTAACATAGTAATAGTATTACCAATTTGTTGAACTAATTTTTCATCACCTAACGCTTTAGCATTAGCTAATGCTTTACTTAATGAGTCTTGAATAGCCTTAACTTTAGGATCAATATCAATTTCATTAGATACATCTGGAGTCATAGTATCAGTAGGAATTTCTGTATCTAGAGATGGTTCTGTTGTATCCATGTCCATATCTAATTCTACTGAGTCATCTTGTGGAGCTACATCTTCAGGTTCTTTTTTCTTTTTCTTAGCTTCACCTAATGATGAATGTACAAGTTCTTTAATTTTAGACCTAAGATTATTTTCAGTTAAAAGCTTTGGTTCAGTTACTACTTTACCAAAAGCTAATTTTTGCATATTTTCAAATTGTTTGCTCATTTGAGTATATTTTGTTATAAATATTAGTGATTTTAATTATATTTTATTTTTTTATCATGAAGGTAATCAGTTAATATACCGCCTATAGCTCCTATCTTTTGTCTAACTAATATCCAATCATCTAAAGTTAATTGGTATTTGTTTTCATAATATGATATAGCTAGCACACCGATAAAATTATCATTTAAGTCATGAATGGCTAATAAATAAAATGATTTAGTGTTGTATTCTTTACCGATAACTGGAAAAAGACCACAATCAATGTTATTATCACTAGTATCAGGTACTGCTATCTCTCCTTCTTTATATAAAACAGCAAACACTTTAGGAAATAAAGACACAGGAATATTTTGAAAAATTTCTTTAATTGATAAAGCATTTGTAGTTGTACGTTCATAAAATATACTAAATTTTTTAATAGATTTACCTGTTGGATAAAAATTACCTCCATTATGAAATTGTGAGATACATATTCTATCACAACCTAATTCTTCCATAAGTTGTTCAATTTGTAAATCTATTTTTTCATCTTTTATAATAGATTCACCTAAAATATCTTTATTATTTTTCTGGAGGAATTTTAATTTTATCCATTCTAGGATAGTTGGTCCTATTAGAGATGTTATTAAAGCAGTTATGATAGCTACAACTACTGGTACTGGTAGATTACTCATAATTTATCTTTTTAAGTTTTGCAAATATTTAATTGTTTCTTCCTTATTCTCTAGCAACTTCTTCTTTGAAGAACCAACCCATTTTTCTACATCACCTGCTTCTGTGATAAAAGATTCATTTGAGCTATTTATTAATTCATTAATCCAAATGTCATAGTCTATTATTAAACTATCTATATCTGAGTTTATTATGTTTTTTTCATATTCTTCCCATAAACCCATTTTACGGATATCGGTTTCAAAATCTATTTGACAATTAAAACATCTTTTATATTGAATATAAAATAATTTATCATTTCTATTTTTCATTAAATTAGAACAACAAGGACAAAATAATGGAAGGGTTACTTCCTTCTTTGCTTTATCTAATTTAGTGACATTTTGTTTGATACCATTTTTAATGGTCCATTGTCTTCCATTTTCTTCCCATACATCACCTTCCTCATGGAATTCTTGTTTTTTACTATAACCGATACCAACATTAGTTCTTTCACCTTGTTTACCTGTCATTAGGTTACGAAGACGTTGAACATCAGCTGATTTAAAATCTTTTTTTAAAACGTTTTCAGACATATTATTTTAGTAACTTTTTAATTTCTTCTTTAACTAATTTTTTAAGTTTAGATTCATTAGTTGATTCTTTATTTTCTAAATTATAATCTACACCAGCGTTATCCATAACAATACTAATAATTTTTTCTGTTATTTTTTTAGTTGGATTACCTGCTGGTGGGAATACTAATGTATCTCCTGATTTCCCTATTTTCCATTTAAGTAAATTAGGTTTTGTAGATAATGTTTTGATAAAATTATCAATATCAGTTTTAGTTGTTTTAGGATAAAATTTACCTTTATTTTTAGATAAAGTATTAAATATACTATCAAGTAAATTTACAAATTTCTTTTGGTTTGTTTTATTTACAATTTCTTTAAAAGATTCTAAAGTACCATCTGATTTACTGAATGATGCTTCTAAACCAAGTTTATCAAAACGTTGGCTAGGTCCAAAATGAGATATTATAGCATTTGCTTTATCAGCTCCTGTGTTTTGTATATTAGAAATATACGTACCATAATTATCTATTTTTTCTAAAGCTGCTACAGCGTCTTGTACAGTACTACCAAGTGGAGTTAATACTAAATCGTATATTATATTTTCTTTATTACTTGATGAAGTTTCTTCATCACCCTCTTGTTCTACTAATTTATATTTATATTTACTCATAATCCTAGTTTTTTTAATTCATTTATTACTTGTCCTGTTGAGGTAAATAAAATACCTATACCACCAGCTTCTCTCCACTCATTAATATTATCTTCTCTATCATCAATAAGTATTGATTTTCCTGAGGCATAGTCTTTTTTGTTTTCTCTTTTAGATAAAATTAATTTAGTTCCTGGTGTATTTTCTTGTGCCCATAATTTTTTACCATAACGTGATGAGTAATCTGATGACGGAGCTGAAAGTAGTAATGGGTTATATTTTTTAATATAGCTCCAAAGTTGTTTTCCCTCAGACATCCAGGGCATTTTAGACCAAAATTGTTCACCTACTTCATTTATAATTTTCCAAAATTGTTTAGTACCATATTTGGATTCATATTCTTTAGGAGATATACCTCCAAACTGTTCAAATCGTCTATCAAAATCACACAACACACCATCTATATCACAATAAATTTTATATTGTGAAACTTGAGCTGCTTGTTCTTCCTCTTTTAATTGTTTATATAAATCTGTTAATTTATACATTTTTAATTGAATCCTCCCAATTTCTAAAAATTATATTTCCATTTAAATATGCTTCTTTCTCCAACTCTTGTAAGTTAGAATCTTCATTAGTATTAGTAGTGTTAACATTATTTAATCTTCCCTCGTTATCTTGAATACGATGGATCATTTCATGTGAATAAGAACGTAACACATCTTTAGGATGTCTATTTAAAGTATATAAAGTAATTGAACAGTTATTCGGATTATAATAAGCAGTTTTACCTAAGATATTTTCAGCATTTTTAGTATCACTATTTATGATAATCAATTTAGGTAAAGGTGTAATATTATAACCTTGATTGATCATATATTTAGTTAATGATGCTAAGGCTTGTTTAAAAGTATTTGGTTGTTGACAACCACAATTTTCATTTAATTCAATTTTAGGATCAGGAGTTTGAAAATTTTTCTTACGCATTATAGTTTTAGCTATAATTTTATCAGACATTTGAACTAATGGAATATTAATATTTGTTCTATTATCTGATGCTACTATTTCTCTATATTTAAAAAGAAAATCATTTAATTCATTTTTCTTACGAGCTAAACGTTTAAAAAATCCAATAAGTTCCGCTGGTGAAATAGGTTTAATATTTCTAGGATCATTTAATCTATCAAAGAAATGTTTAGTAAAATCAATATCATTTGGTGCTAACTCTTTATCAGCGTATACTTCAACTGAGGCAAGATCAGCTTGAGACATTTCTTCTTGTAGATTAAATATATTATTAACTTCTTTAGGTGATATTCCTGTAGGTAAGAATTTAGATATATCTTGTCCTGATTGAAGTGCTTGTCTAAAATCTGTGGCGTTTATATTTCCATCTTGGGTCACAGTTGTTCCACCATCAAATATTTTAGCATTCATATAACGAGGATCTTTACCTACATTGATATATCTACTTTCTTCTCCTTTACCATAAACAGCTATATAATTATTATTTTGATTAGCTTCTATAGTATCAAGAACATATTTCACAGGTGAACCAGAAATAATTTTAATATCTAATTTTCCATCAAGTAATGTATTATATAAATCCCAAACTGCTTTACTTTGTTCAGCTGTTATTCCTTCAACTGGTTTAGCTGAGATTAATATTTCTATTTTATCTGCTATATTAAGTAACTTTTTAGCTACTTCAAAGTGTCCTTTATGAGGTGGTTTAAATTTACCTGGATATAAAGCAATTATTGGGTTTGAAGCTTGTTCAAATAATAATGGTAAAAGTAATTCTCTAACTAAAGCGTTCGCTTCTAATAAACTGTCTACAGAATTTAATGCTAGTTGTTTATTATCACCTTTAGGTGTGCCTACTTCTCCACTTTTAATAGACACCATTGATTTAAAAATACCTTTTACTCTATTTTTAGAGCGAGGATTTTTTAAATTAGTTGATAAATCTTTTAATAATGTTTTAAAATCAGCATCTATATTATAATTAGTGAATAATTTTCTAACATCATTCCAATTAGAAGATTTCCAAACATCTGTTCTTTCTGTTTCTTTAAAATTATCTAAAGTAACAATACGTAATGTTAATCCAACACCTGATAAATTAAATTCATATTCTTGATTAGGTTCTAAAGCAGGTACATTTTTAATACCTAAACGAGCAAATATTTCTTTAGGATCTTCTTCTAAACATATTACTTTAGCTAAACCTAATAATAAACCTTGTACTTCAGCTGAGTAATCTAAAAATGTATTTTTGAATGTAGATTCTTCTTCACTAATAGATACAATATTATCTATTTGAACAAATTCATTAGGTATTCCTACTATTGGATATAGTATAGTTACTAATTCTCCACTACTAAGAGATTTTTTACCTTTATATTTATCACTTTTAAATGGTACTATTACTGAGTCAGGTTGAGTAGCAAAAAATTTAGCTAAATCTTGTTTAAGTAATTTTTTGTCTTCACCATCTAATTGTACAATTAAATCAATATCACCAAAATCTTGTTTTGTTCCTGCATTATATGAACCTGTAATTTTAGCTGATTTAAATCCAGGAAATTTTGATAAGACTTTTTCAATATAGTCTTTAACTGTATTCTCAACAGCCGCTCTAGATATTCTATTTCCTCCTGCTGATCCTGACATTATGCTATTTTATATTTAAATAAGTTAGAATTGTCTGGTAAGAACTTACCTTTAAGACCTAAACGTTCTTGATTTTTAATCCAGTAGTCTTGTAAATCATTTGGTATATCAGCTCTAGTAGAATCTAAAATTTTTAAGTATGTATCAAATACTTGATTAAGTTTATCTTCAGGTAAATTCTTTTTAATATAATCCATTAATTCAAAATAATCATTTAAAATATCTTGAGTTATATTAATATTAAATCCTTTATTTAATACTTGTAATGCTTCTTGTGGACTAGTAGCTACCATTTCACCTGTATCTTTTGATTTAACTCCGGTTCCATGACTAAAAGTCATACCTAAAGCTTGAAATAAAGCTACTAATAATTGAGTTCTATGTAAACCTTTAACATTATCTTTATAAGTATTAGAGTAGTAACTAAAATTTAACCAATCTAAATTACCTACATTGATATCAATTTGAATTGTTTTATCTTCAACTTGCTCTCCATCTTCATTATATTGAGGAAAGCTACAAAATATTGATCCGCTTCCTACTGATTTAATATCGGTATTAATAAGTTGAGATTTTTCTTCGAGATGCATAGCTATTAAGTATAACATAGCTTTTAATTTACTTTGAGCTTCAGTAGCACTTTTAGCTCTTTTTCTTATTTTTTCATAAGTAGTATTAAATTCATCAGAATTAATATTCCAATTAGATAATAATGGGTTACCATCTTTATCTATAAATTGATCAACACTCATACCTAAATCAATATCTCCAGACTCATCTTTTTTACCGACTGAACCTAGAGTACTAAAATCAAATTTTATTTTAGGATATATTCGTTTTAATTCCGCTACAAATTTTTCTAATGTAGGTTTTATATATTCTTTTTTTATACTAGATGTAGTACCAAATACATTGCCTCCTTCATCTAAATACAATTCCCTTAAAAGACCAATTAAAGATACCATTAAATGTTTTTGTCATAAATATGTTAGATACCCGGAACAATTTGGATTTCTGTAGGGAACTGTTCGTTTGATGCTTTAGGTTCAGGGTGCTCTAATTTATACAATTCATGTATATATCCAAATAATTTTAAATTTTCTTCAATTGATTTAGTTGGTTCATACAATTCCCAACCTTTACCTTGTATTTTATCACCTTTTTTATCTTCACCACGTTTTGATGATTTTAACCATAAAATACCTATTTGATCAATTTTTTCTTCATATAATTCATTCCATGCTTGAGCATAAGCAGCTAATTGTAAATCATAACTAGTATGTAATGAATTTGATGTTTTAATATCTAATAACCATCTTTTATCATTTATTTCTACTACTAAATCACAAGTACCAGCATAAGTATAGATATCTGAGAATAAGTGGATTTCACTTTCAATTAATGTTGGTTTATATGTTGTCCAAAAATCATGGAATTTTAAAATCATTTTCCATACTTCTAAAGAATATTTAGAGTATCCATTTTCATCTACCCATACAATTTTTTCACCTGTTAAATATCTTTCAATAGCATCATGTACTTGTGTTCCTTCATCAGCCGCTTTTCTAGCTATAACATCAGCGTTATGTCCTACATCTTTAAGCCAGTTTTCAAAAAATTTATTTTTAGGCATATACTGTAATATACTAGTAACTGATGGGTATAGTTTATCGTTTCTACTATAATATCTGGTGTCTAGAATATTAACTCGTTTAGATTCAGAATCAATTTTGACTAATCTTGTAACACTTTTTTTATGTACATTTACATTTTTTTCTATCATATGATTTGTAATTTTTTCTCAAGTAAATTTGAGAATGTTAATGGTAAAGTGTTTTGAATTAGATTAGTAAACTTTTCAAATCCCATTTCACTAGGATCTTTATCTTCAAGATTCACTAAATAAACCTCTTTACCTTCGTTCATTAGTGTTTCACAAAAATTTAACGCTTGTTTAATAGCATCTTTGTCTAGGGCAATATATATTTTTTCAACTGAGGAGTTGATAATACGTTTCATTAAACTCTTTTGTATTGTTTTACCTAATAATGGTATCGCGTTACGTTTAATAGCAATAGCATCGAACATACCTTCACATAAAATGATAGGTACATTCCAATTAATAAAATGTTCTAAACCAATGATATCTCTAGTTACGTCAGGATTTTTATATTTAATAGACGAGTTTTTATCGAAGTTTCTTGCGGTAAAATAATTGAGATTTCCATTCGTATCATATGATGGAATGATAATCATATTAGCAAATTTACCAAATTCACAATATCCTATATTATACTTAATTATATCATCTTTAGTAATACCTCTATTTTTTAAATAATGTAAAGCATGTTTTGCGGTTAAACTATTTAATGGTGGATTAATTAATAGTATAAACTCTTTAGGTAATTCTGCTCTTTTATCATCAATAATTTCAACTTGTTTACCATCAGTTTTTACTAAAAGTCTTAATTGAGATATTTTATCATAATCTACTTCTAGTTTTTTAAATAAAGTAGTTAATTTTTTACCTTTAAAACCACACACCCAACATTGGTAAAACTGAAAATGAGGTGATGTTTCATTTAAATTAATTTCTAGTTTTAATTTATGATGTTTACATTCAGGACAATGGTATGCCCTATTACCTTTAGATGTAGATTTACCTTTACCTAAAACAGAATCAATTAAGAATACTAGAGCATTATTAGACATAACTTTAATATATAAAATATATTTTTGAAGGCCAAGCCTTTTATTATAAAAAGTCTTTAGCAAAAAATTTACCTAAAACATTATCATTAAAGTAATATTCTGGATTTTCTAATACACCTAGTGTGAATAATATTTTGGTTTCATAATATGTTAATAATTTTTTATTAGGAACTATAACTAATATTTCACGAGTGAATTCATCTTCTTTACCATTTTTAATCATTTCTATAATAGGTTTAGAAGATCCATGATATGTTTTCCAATCAGATTCTTTTTGAATTACTTTTTTAGTAGATTTTCTTCCAGGACCATTTTGTTCCGCTAATTCTTTTTTAGTAAGTTTTTTAGATATGTTGTGATATAAAGCTTTTTTACCAACATATGCTTTTCCTGTTGGTGTATGAGTTACTATATAAACAAAACCATAGGTATTTTCTGGGAAATCTTTTATTGATGTGTATTCTTTTGTTATATCAGAAATTGAAAACCATTTATTCATATTTTATCTATCTATATTGATAAGTATTGTTGTATCAGTTGTAGGTGAAGAGGGTAAAGGTTGAGCTAATTTACCTATTGCTAATAAATTTTGCTGTTCATCATATAAACCAATAGTTGTAACATATGGAGAAAAATATGATTCAGTTATATATCCATAAACACTTCCTGCTGTACTTCCGGTATCATAGCTACCGGATATTGTACTTGGATTTAAAGTAAAATTAAATTCATTTTCTCTTATAGTGCATTTATATTGGGTTTCATAAATAGTATATGAACTTGAGAATGAGCATGTAAAATTAGTAGCATTTACAAATCCAAATATTGTATTATTGACGTCTACAGGTATATTAGCAGTACCATATATATAATTAGTCCCATAAATAGCGGAGCCATAAAGTGAACTAAAAACATTAGGAGGAGATGAGGCATTAGACATAGCTAAAAATAAAGCCTGATTTCCAGTTAATGTAACTATACCATGAGTATATATAATATTACCAACTATATTAGAACCAGTTAGTATATTTCCTTCTCCATCATCATAAAATGAACTACTATCAAAACTCATTCTAAATGAGTAAGGTTCTATGAAATCACCAAATACTCCTGCTGGGATGGATAATACTCCTATATAACTATTTGAGGCAGTAGGAAAAAATCTTGGATATGATAATGTAGTTTGTAAATAATTATCATAATGACCTTGACTGCTTGCTGAACCTATATATCTATCACCTTCAGAATCTCTTCCTGGTATTAATACTTGTCTATTAACAGGATCACCATATGATGAAGTTGAATAATTTGAATAGTATAACTGTTTTATAGAATCATAAACTAATCTTTGATATTGATATGAACCTGATACTATATCATTTGTACCGCCAGAGAAATATATGATGCTACCTGAAATTAAATAATTAAAATTATTTATATAGCCTGTTGATTTTGAATGGAGAGTTATAGTTCCTGCTAAGGCAGTAGAAGCACTTATATTATATATTCCTGAGAAAAATGATGAACTATTATTAATATTATTTACTATACTGGTGGCTGTATTATTACTTGTAGATCCTGATGAGATATATATAGTATTAAATCCATTAAGAGGTTTGTTACTTCCTGTTATTATAAAAACAGTATTATTTACTGAAAAAGAACTAGATCCAACATTAGAAGCTAAATTATGAATATTAGTATAATTAAGTAATACTGAGGATGTAGTTCCAGGAGTTATAACTGTATAATTTCCAGTGTATGGATCTAAGTTTGGGTCAAAATTAAACTGGGTGATATTTTGGCCTAAAAATCTATCAATACCTACATTAGAAGATGTGAGTTCAGCAGAACCTTTAAAAGTAAATCCTTTATTTACTTGTAGAGGTGTAACAATAATGTCGGATGTAAGAAGTTGTTTGTATGCACCCATTCATTTTAGAAATCTAACTTAACTCTTACTAATACTTCTTTTGTAAAATCTTTTAATAAAGGTCTTGATAATTTAGCTACAGCTAATAATTCATTGTTATCATTATATAATCCTATAGTAGTTGGAAAGGTTTGAGGATTATTGATAAATGAGTTAAATACTACCTCACCGGTACTACCTGAAATAAAACTTGGGTTTTCTGAGTAATTAAATTCCGCATTTCTTGCTCTAACAAATATGTAGTCTGAGGAAATTGTTTCTTGACTATTTGCTGTAAAACCTCCTCCTAAATTTAAAGCATTAAATAATAATCTATAATTTAAACCATCTGAGTTGGATGTTCTGTTAGCATTTAATTGAATAGAAGAACTAATAGCTGATGGATTTAATAATATTGTACCTATATCTGGAAGGAATAATCCATAAGATCCAGAGTTGGCACTATACCCATTAGAATTAGTAGTATTAACACTACCTGCTGATCCACTTACTATTTGGTATACTCTACCAGCGTCATTGAAAACAACAGATGAAGCTACTAAACTATCATCAGTTAAAGATATTCTTCCACCAGATCCAGATAAAAGTAAAGTTAAAGATCCAGGAAGAAGAGATTGTTTATATCTATTTCTATCTATAGATATAACCCAAAAATCACTAGAAACAATTCCACCAAAAATAAATTCTGAAGTTTCATTTCCTAAAACTAAATTTCTATATTGACCATAAGTAGTTCTTGTAGGAGAAGCCCCAGGGACTCCAGGATTATACCATGAACTTCCGCTTCCTAATATATTTCCGTAAGCTATAGCAAATTGAATTTCAGCATTATTATTTGTAGAAGCAGTTTGGTATACATTTAGATAGAAGTCTCCAGATGATCCTGCTTCTTGAACTGATGATGAATAGAATTGAGTTAAACTTGGAGATCCTTCTGACCATAATGGAGCAGTAACGGAGTCAGAACTCACTATGAAATCCTCAGGGGCTAAACGATTAAACGACATATTTTATAAATTTAGTTTTAAGATATTTTAGTTACAGTAATAGGAATAGTCAATCTAGCTCCACTATCTCTACCCTCAACTGTTAATGTTGCTTGTAATTGAGTATTAGAACCAAATAATGTATTAACAGTTGTTGCTCTTAGATTAATTGTAGTACCTACAACAGTTTTAGAAACATTAGTACCTAATGTAGTAGTACTATTTAAAGCTTGTGCAGAAGGTGTATTAATACCTACTCCTTCAAATGTACTCATTAAACGAACATCAGAAATTGTAGCTGTATAACCTGATGTTTCAAAAGTATTTCCACCAAAATAATTTAATGTTTGAGGTGTAATTGCAAGTGAAGCACCTTGTTTAATCACAATAGCAGAATATCCTAAATCAAGAATAGGCATTTTAGCTGTACCACGAGGAAGTGTAACTAATTTATATTTCATGA